TGAGCAGCCAAACTGGTTGCTTGAGGATAATAGTTTCAGGTTGGACAATATTTTATAGTAAACATGGGTTTCCTAATTGAATTTAAATCTTCTATCTACATGCCTAATTTTAGATATACCGTGATCGTATATGTAGGCTTCTTTGATTGGGCCATCAATGTTTTTATCCCAATAATCTAGGAACTTTCCTATTCTTGGATAGTCTGGTAGTTGGTCTTTCGTTTGCCAAACAAATTCATTCACTATACTCAAATAATCTGGAATATAATAGACAACCTGCACAGATGCAACCGTCCATTTCTTGATTATGATTTCCACCATATACGACTACCTCCGTGCAAGTTTGTGTTACGGCAATTTCCTCTCCTTATAATGGAAAAAGGATTCACTGTTGAACGATTTATCACAAATGTACATATCAAAATGTGGTTTTGTTCCCACCACCAACTGGTGATATTTGCATCCCCATTCTTCTAATTGACTACGAGTAAGTTCTGTAAAATCAATTCCCGACACACTCCCTCTTGCAGTCCAATATGTGATGTTATGTCCCTTATCATACAGGTCATTAATAACATCTATTCTAGAATAGTGAGGTACAGCTTGACTATAATGTGTTGATTTGTCAATATCATATGTATCATTTACATTAAATGGAGTGTCACATATCGTTCCGTCAATATCAACGTATATTATTTTTTTATGTTCCATCCTCAATTAACTTCATCTAGATATTTTAAATCGTTCTTTGCTTCTTCCAGATGTTCATACACCATCTTTAGAGCTTTCTTTTGTGCGACTTCATGATCTACTAACACCTTTTCAAATATTGCTATTCTATCTACCACCTGCTGCCTAACCTTTGGATACAGACTCTTTGGTGTCTTCTCATATTTATTTTCCTGACTCATCCACCGACTCCAATCGTTTTTTGTTACTAATCTCTTGTCTTCGTTTAGACAAATTATATAAAGCTACAGTTATTTCTTGTAACGCCTTATCATCCATATAATCTAGATAGTTGATGATTCTCATTTTCCTTACCTCATTATCAAGTTCAACTTCCATTTGACCATACTCCTTTTGGGTTATTCTTGGTTTTATGTCTTTCCATTATTAGCTTCCTCGCTGAAGGGTTATCTTCATTCCATTGTTTGGCTCTAGTTATACATTTTTCTTTATTGTTCTTATACCATTCCTTCTGACTTTTCTTTTTCTTTTCACTACTCTTTTGTTGTTCAAGGACTGCTTCTTTATTTCTATGATACCATTCTCTTTTTTGTCTTTTTCTTATAATATTTTGATTCATGATTTCAAAGAGTTGATGGAAGTTGTCCAAATAGTTCCTTCCAACCATATTTACATATCCAATAGGCGTCTACAATATCAGTTGTAGGATTCGTTAGTTTACTTGATTTCGGTCTAAGGGTCTTCTGTAGGTCTGCGGGGGTATTAGATTCGTTATAAAATGAATCACACATCAATTCTTTATTTGCATTACCCTTATCTGTAGCATATTTTTTAATGACTGTGGGGGGTACAGATGTAACAGTCTGGTGTGCTTTATACATCTTATGTTTAAGTAATCCAGAGTTTTCGGCAACAGAACGAACATGAGATTTACCTGAAGTAGCAAATGCATATCCTTCTATGTATACTTGGCATCCTCGTATTATACCCATAGCCCAGTCCGATAGTAAGTCATGGCGTTGTTCCTCCGTTTCCCATTCTGGATAAATGTCTGCGTGTAAATTTAAAATCTCATGTGGGGTGGCTCGTTTGAGTCGTTGTGCAGTTTCCAGATAATATACATCACACATATTAAAGTTAAACTGTCTAGTATCATTTGTATCTTTCCATACACATATTGCGGGCGATGTTAGTGAATAATCAATCCCAGCTATTCTCGTCATCATGTTCACTTTCTGTAGGTTCTTCAATTGGATTACTACAGAAAGAACAAGCTTCAAGTGATGGTTTTTTTCCATCTTCTTTTAGTATACACTTTATTATGTACTCTTCATCGCAGTAGTCGCATAGTACCTCATAAAGTATATAGTCATCTTCGTGTGTCTTGATTTTTATTGACATCAGTTTTCCTTTATTTAAGTTATATTAAATAGTATCTCTAACACCTTGTAGGGGTGAATTCTTAGCCTTTTGTTTAGCTGCACAAAACTTCGTGGTTTGGTATACATACTGATTAGTTTTCGGTGTGAGTATTTTTATCTCTGCCATGTTAGAGAGAAACCATTCCCACGAATTATCTTCTTCATATATTTTCATAGTACACTTGACTATTGCAAACACCTCCTCTGGTTTTAGCATCCGTTGTATGTCAGGATTACTGGCCATTGTGAAAAAGTATCGGGCGTACCAATACTCTTTACCCTCTTGAGGCCATGGAGCGTGTTTACTCTGCTCTGTTAGTTTCATCTCTATTTGAGCAGGAACTTTCTTCTCAACTTGTTCCTGAGTTGGTGCCATGTTTATTGTACATCCACCAAATAATATCATAACGAACATTAGTGACTTATACATCTTTACTCTAATCCGTATTTCTACATTTAAATTGTTATTTTAACCGTATGGTTTTGTTTCTATATTTCCATGCGGTGGATTTGTATCTACACATTGACGATAAGGTTTCGAGAAATCCTTCCTCGTTCCTCTTGTTCCTTTCTTCATACCGCTGTCTTCCCAATAACCAAAACAACCTTTTGCTTGTCGTATTGACTCACATCCAGCAAACATCAATGATAACATTGCAAAAATTAAAACTATTTTGTTCATTTAAAAACCTCATTAAGTTGTCGATTTACTTTAACAAAAGTTGTACATTTTGGAAGTGACTTCAATGTTTCTGCCCCTGCGTAGGTACAGGCGCTTCGTAATCCACCGAGAATTTCTTCGATAGTGTCTTCGACATTTCCACGATAAGGAACTTGAACTGCCTTACCTTCACTCGCACGATAGGATTGTTTTTCCCCATAATATTTTACTTGAGCTTCTTCAGAAGACATACCATAGAATGTCATTGTGTCGTTTTCAACTTCTCCTTCACATTCTTTATGTCCTGCTAACATTCCACCTAACATTACAAAGTCAGCACCAGCACCAAATGCCTTAGCGATATCGCCCGGCACGGTACAACCACCATCACTCATTGCGTGTCCGCCTAATCCATGAGCTGCATCAGCACATTCAATAATACAAGAAAGTTGAGGATAACCGACTCCTGTCATTTTGCGAGTAATGCAAACTGACCCAGGCCCTATGCCTAGTTTTACTATATCGGCTCCTGCAAGAATAATTTGTTCTGTGGCTTCGGGGGTGCAAACATTTCCTGCAACTATAATAGCATTGAAATGTTCCTCTCTAACTTTATTTATAAAATTAAAGAATCTTTCAGTGTATCCATTTGCAATGTCAATGCAAATCCATTTTGGTGTAGAGAAATCCAAATCGGCATCTAATCCAATCGTTCTCATTATATTCTCATTCCAACCGAATTCATTTGACTCAACAAATTTACATAGAGCAGTAAGTATATTCTGTTTCATCAGAGCATGAGACATTGCAATCGTTCCTGTATGATCCATATTCGATGCAACTATTGGAATGCCCGTCCATATATCATTGGAATATTTGAATGTAAACTTTCTTTCTAAGACCGCGTTTTTTCTGGATACCAGAGTAGACCTTTTGGGGCGGATTAGAACATCTCCAAAATCTAATTTAACATCTTCCTCAATTCTCATTATTACCTTTCGTATTCACTAGACAAAAAAAATGGGAAGAGCACTACAAGCACCCTTCCCACTCTACATTTGTGTTTTCACAAGGGATTACTTCTTGGTGTAAATTCCCCAAAGTACCCAAACTGCGACTAGTCCAACTAGACCTTCGCTGCCAAGTGCTTTTACAACTCCTGTAACTGAACCGATGACATCAATGCCAAGGAAAGGAACGGCTGCTCCGAACAGTATTTGAAGAACCACGCCTAATGCGACCAACGCAAGACCTGCTTCTGTAAGACTGCGAATCCAGCCTGTTGCTTTTTCTAACATATGAAAACCTCCATTAAATGGTTAAAGAATGTTGTTATATTTATGTATTCCTAAGTTCCATCCATGAAATAGGGAACAATTTCGCACATTCTTCATTAAGTAAATTTGCTACAATCCGTGTTTCGTATTGAGCATCTGAAGCACAGCGGAGATTACATATCCGACTAAAAGCATATAAACTTCCAGACCAATACCACTCAGTCATTGATGATTGAGGTAGAATCATGCGTGCTTGTTCTGGAGCAACTCCTGCGTCCAGCATCTTCTCATAATTATCGAAAGCAAGATTTTCCACTTGTTGTTTCAGATAATCACATTTTCCTTGTTTATCTATTTCACCATCAGAACCTTGTTTTTTGTCAATCGGCCTTCCTCTCCATTCATCTACTTCATGAAACTCTGGTGATGTATCAACGTATCGTCTGCTGATTTCGTTCCAACACAATCCTACGGTATGTTTGACCAGTTGTCTCGCAACAAATACTGGTGCTTTAATTTTGAACTGTAAAGAAGCATGACCAAATGGGCTCCAATGATTGTGTTGTGCGAGATACTTGATTAGTTTAGTATCACCCTCAGTCATCTCCTTTATACGCTTACCAAAACTTACTCTGGCAGCATTGACGATAGAGGCATCGGTTCCCATGTGGTCAATTATTTCTACTTCACTATTACTCATATTCTTTTCCCCATGTCTGGTCATGTTCTAGTGCTGGTGGAGTATCGTATCTGTTGCTCAGTATAGGAGTTCTATTTTCCTCTTCCTGTGATTGTTGTTCTTTTTTTTGTCTATGTTCTTTCAATGCCACACACCTATCATTCAATTTATCCAAATCGGGATTAGTCAAATAAGGAAGAAAACTGTTTATGACGCTAATCATATTAAGGCGAGAATACGCCACTTCTTTTTTATTGATATGTATCTGAATATTATTTTTCATTTGAAAAAGTTTTATTTATTAGTGTATTTAAAGAAACTGTCATAATCATTATTCAGGATATTGTAATCCTTTTTCTTC